CCCACTGATTGATATCGGACATGGATCATCCGCCAAGCGCCCTGGCTTTGGCCTGGAACTGCTGGAACTCGGTGGTACGACGCGCCAGCTCGTTGTGCACGATCGCAAGTTCGTCCTTGAGCTGAGCGAGCTGCGCCTGGGATGCTTGGATCTGCGGCAAGAGCCCATCGGCCTCATCGCGTGCCGCAGCCGCGAGCTTGCCGGCCTGCTCGGTTGCCTCCTGGATGATCCGCGTGGCCTGCTCTTTCGCCTGTGCGAGGCGCTTAGCGCCTTCCGCAGCCGTGGCACTTGCCTGGATCCTGGCCTGTTCAACGCGCGCCTCGTGGTCCTCTGCCTGCTTGGCGAGATCCGCGGCCCGCGTCTCGCGCTCTCGGATGAGCTGCTCCTGCTGCGCGGCGTGAGCCAGCACCTCCTGCGCCTTGGCGAACGCGCGCATGAAGTTGCCCCACTTGGCGACCTCGACCTGGGCCTCAGAGAGGGTCATCTCGCTCATCGGTTGCGCCGCCCCCACAAGGTCACCCAGATGTCCGTGGTGCCGTCCCCGCCGGTGCAGTTGGGACGGAAGTACCGCGGCACTTCCTCGATCACTTCCAAGGCGGAGGCGGTCTTGGTGATGGCGTTGCCCTGCAGGTCCGTCAGGGCAAAGAAGTTCACCCCGTCATTGGAGCCTTCCATCGTGACCGAGCCGCCCGTGCCGAACACAGAGGCCGCGACGCTCGCGCCGTCTGGCGCCGTGCCGCTGCCAATACCGCCGATCTGCACCGTGCCATCGGCGAAGTCCATCGACTCCAAGAGCGAGCCGGTGTCACCGTTGGCCAAGCGCCAAACAGCGCGCACGAAATTCGTGGCGCCGTTCGGGCTGGGCGTGAGCGTCACATTTTTGACGGCCATCGATTACACCGGCGGCCAGGTGTCGGTCTCGATGTAGTTGACCACCGCCTCAAGGGCGTTGATCACCTTCTGCTTGTCCATTCCCGCGGCGTCGTAGACCACCTGCACCTCGATATTCTTCGAGGTGGTCGAGGAGGCCTCCGTGACCTGGTTGGGCATGGTCGCCCCGATGTCCACACCGTAATAACGGGTTGTCACGGGAGGGTTACTCCACGAACTGGACGGAGAGCGAGACCGTGCCGGCGGCCGTGGTGGCAGCCGTCAAGGTCATCACGATGTCGTACATCACCTTGGGGTCCGCCGACAGGTTCAAGACCTGCCACAGGGGCTTTTCCACATCCGCCAGACCGAAATCATCGGCGTTGCCGTCCGTGGGGTCTGCCTCATGCGTCACATCGGTGGGCACCGAGAGCGCCGAGGCGATGGAGACGGCCGAGGCGAAGGCCGCAGCCTTCACCACCGCGCCACCATCCGCCGTGGTGCGATACACGCCGATGTCGCCGGCACCCGAGGTGATGGCGTCGCACTTGTAGCGCACCGCGCTGATCCGCGCGTTGGAAGGCACCGAGCAGAAGATGTACTTGGAGCCAATCGAATCGCCGTTGGCGGCCTCGATGGTTCCCACCGCTTCCTTCAGCACACCGCGAGCCACCGAGGCATTTGAGGCCGTCCGCACCGTCGCATCGCGCGCGGTGATGGAGGCAGATTTCGTCGTCACAACAGCCATAAACTGAACTCCTTACAATTGCGGGGCCAAACCCACGCGGGCCAAGGTGCCGATTAACGGCACCAGATTTTCACGACCTTCTTCTCCTCGATGCGCGTAGCACCGGCGGAGAGCTTGTGGTAGACCTGCCACGGCAGACCCTGAATGTCCTTGCGCTGGGAGATGTCGACCTCGACCTCGTTCCAGATGCCCAGATACATGCCGGACTGCACCCACACAGGAATCTGCTTGGACTGGCCGGACTGGTCGTCGGTCGCAGTCGTGGTCAGCCACGGACGCTCAGAGTGGATGAAGCGGAAGCCCAGGAACTGGTCCACCCAGCCATCGACCATGACGGGCTTCGAGTTGAAGTCCATGCTGATGATCTGGATTTCGTTCAGGAGCGAGTCGTGTTCGGTCGCCGTGATCGCGCAGTAGATCGGCGTGTTCTCATCGATGGCTTCGTTCTGCAGCAGGATCTTTTTCGCTGCGCGCAGCTTCGCCACGTTCAGGTTGGAGGCCGTGCCGCCCACGTTCACGCCGACCACCTGGTTGGTGGAATCGAAGTTCGTGGTGCCGGTGGTGGCGGATGCGCCGGTGTTTGCCGTGCGGAAGAACGCGGCGCCGGTGAGGTCATCCCACTTGCGGTTGCAGGCCGCGACCGCGTTCTGCACCAGGGCGCTCTTGGGGTCGGTGACCGCCTTCAACTGGTCGAAGGTGTCGACCAACTGCGGCAGGTCCGCATCGATGGGCGAGACCCAGCGCCGGTCGGTGGGCGCATCCACGCGCTTCATCGGGGCAAAGCGCTCGGTGACCTCCTGCATTTCCACCGTGCCCACCTGGTCGACGGGAGCAGCGGCGTTGCCGGAATGGGAGCCCGTGGAGACCGCGGCGCGCAGGCGCGTGGTCTTCTGCTGGGACAACATCTGGATGTTGCCCTTGAACTGCTGGTAGAACCAGGTAGGGATATTGATCGACATGGCGAGCCTCTTTCACGAAAACACATGCACCGCCTCACAGCGCGATGCTTGACTGCTTTCGGAAGGGCTTACGGGTGGGCTACACCAGGCGCGATCCTTGCGTGATCCGCTCACGCCAGGCGAGTGACTTTCCACCAGTCAGCGGGGACCAGGGCCTGGCCTTATCCGCGTTCGTCACCGCTTGAAGATGCCGGGGCTTTCGCCCCGGCGGGAGGAGGATGCTTCAAACCGTGCGGATGTGACGTTGCACACCCGTGGGGACAAAATCAAGCGGCCTGCAATGCCGCCAATTTCGGGCCCAGCCGCGCCATCTCCAAGTCGTATTCGTTCTTGGTGATGCGGTTCTCCATGTACTCGCGCTTGAGGTTGGTGATCTGGCGGTTCAGCTCCATGGCGCTCGCACCACCGGAGTTCGCCGCACCCGTGTTCGGATCCACGAATTGCTGCTCGCCGGTCTTGGAGCCCCACTGCCAGAAATCGCGCAACAGCGCCGCGGTACCAAAGGTCATCTCGTAACGTTCCATCTTGGCATCGTCCCAGCCCGATTCACGCAGGAAGCGCCGAGCAAACTCCGAGCGCTGATCGAACTCCCGGCCCCACTCGCCTTTCAACTTGTCGAGCTCGGCCGCGGTGTGTGCGGCAATCTGCCGCTCGCTCGCTTTCTGCTGTTCCTCGGCGGCCTGCAGCGCCCACGCGGTCACCGACTCAAACGCCGTGGCCGGGATGCCTTCTTTCAGCGCCACTTCGGCAAACCCTTTTATCATCGGGTCTTCCTTCAACGCATCGGGAATCTTGTAGCCGGTGAGGTCGGCTGGCACACCCAGAGCTGCGCGGAAAGCCTTGATGCCTTCCACATCGTTCGCATCCTTGGGTTTCAAGATGGTGCGCCCGGCCCGCTCCTCGGGGATAAGCTTTTCCAGGTTCTGGTACGCCGTGATGGCGTCCTTGGGGTCCTTCCATCCCTTGTTGGCGATGTAGTCCTTGTGCGAATCGTCATACCACAGCGGCGCCGCCGGCGGCTGCACCTCGGTGGACGGCGGCGTTGCGGGCGGGGTGGTGGTGGCGCTATTGGGCGCCGGGGTCTGGGGTGTCGTCGGTGTCTGCTGCGTCATCGCTTGGTTCCTCCGGTGTGGACTCATTTATGCCATCGAGATTCAGGTGCTCGATGATCCTGTCGAAGATTTCGCGCCGGCCATTGGCGTGCATGGTCGCGTGGATGTCGACCAGCCCGGCCTTGGGCGAGAACACCAGCCCGCCGGTGGACTTGCGGGACAGGCGCTTCAAGTCGGCGAGCACAATGGCCGCATCGGCGTGGAGCTTGCCGTCTATCCCCAGGAAGGTGCGCGCGTAGGCGAGTTTTCGCCGCGCAATGCGTGTTGCCTGACTCAAGCGCCGGTGCGGAGCTGCTCAGCCTTGGCAGCGTTCAAGGCGGCTTGCGAGATAGCCGGGGCCACTTGGGAGGCCTGCGCCACGGCATTCTCTTGCGCGCGCTGCTCCTTCATCTGCGCCACCACCTTCGGGTCACGGATGAGCTTCGGCGGCACGCCGTTGATTTCGGACAACTCGCGCAAGGACTCGGGGATGTCCATCACCAGGGCCGCATCGGGGTCGATGCCGATAGCACCGCCGGCCGCCTCCAAGGTGCGCATGATGGCCACGCCATCCTGAGAGCGCATGGCGCGGGCAAGGGGTGAGGTGTAGCGAACCTTGTACAGCCCGCCGGCCGCGCGCAGTTCGTCGGGCATCTCCTGGCTGATCCACGCGTTCTTAGTCTGGCGGGCGAGGATGTCCAGTTCCCGCTCGCTCATTGGACCCAGATCCTCGGCCACCTGCCGGCCCATCACCGGGGCAATCAGCGCGGCCTTCTGCTGCACGATTTCCAGCACCTGGGTGGCCGTCATCTGCGGATTGTCGGTGAGCACCTTGAAAATCGAGATGAGGAAAGAGTCATCGATTTCCATCCCCTCGATTTCCATCAATTCAAGGCCCAGCGGGATGTTGGCGCCGGTCTTGAGCGGCTGCACCAGGGGCGTGCCGTCTTCGGATAGCGCGCCGAAATTCAGCGCATCGCTTCGCGCGTTGAAACCATCCAGCGCCCCATCATCGGAGAGCAGCAGCGGCGGGGAGACCTCGCGCTGGCCTGCGCGCAGAATCGATTTCTTTTCCTCGTTGATGGTGAGGATGGCGCCCCAGGCGCCCATGGCCGGCGAGCGGGCGTAAGACTCGCCCGGATGCAGCATGTAGCGGCCCACGCCGGCCGGGAAGGTCCGGTAGCCGCCGGGCATGATGACCGACTTATCCTCGATGCTCACGTAATAGCTGGAGTACGCCATGCCGCGGTAATCCACGCGCGAGGGGATCAGCTCGTGGTTGGGCTGGATGCAGTGCAGGTACTCGGACTTCTCGAAAGGCTTTTCATCAAGCTGAGCCTTCACGCGAGGGGGCAGGTACTTGCCAAACTGCTGCGCCGCCTGGCGGGCCTCCAACTGGAAGCAGCGGTGAATGGTGTCGACCATGCCCTGGTGGTTCATGCCCCAGGTGACTTCACCCATGGCGATATTGCGATAGCGCGCGCCCTCGCCCGGTATCTCATCGATAAACAGGAGCGAGTTACCGAACGCGCCGATGGACAGATAGCCTTGCGATTTCTGGCTCGCAAAGTTCGCGTTGGGCCGGTAGCGCTGGGCGAACAGCGCCTTGTTCACCTTGTCGAGGTAGACCTTTACATCGTGCGAATCGGCCAGATCCTCATCCTCGGGTTCCAAGGAATGCCAGATCTGGTTGCGCGGGGTCATCAGGTCATCGAGCACCGCGGCGAATCGTTCATTGGCAATCACCGGCCGGCCCGAGTATTGGCGCTCGATGCGCTTGACCCCTTCCGGGCCTTGCACGGTGAAGGTGGCGGCCGAAGGCATCACCCGATAGGCAATCTCCTGCCACCAGTTGAGCCAGTTGACGCGGTTCTGCTTCAGCGCCTCATGGCGGCGAATGATGGAATGAAAATCATCCGACACTGTTACCCGCCCAGCGTGGTCTTGCCCACGGATGAGTTCTGCTGCGAGTTGCCGGCGAAGATGTTGGCGAGCACGCCTTTGCGCCGCTGCAGTTGGTCGGCCGCGTTCAAGCGCGCCTGATCGGCTGCATCGAGCGTGGGCGCATCGGGAACGGCGGGAAGCTGCACGTTGCTGCCGCCCAGGATGCCGCCGGAGACGCGGCGCGCGAAGTTCGAGTGACCGCGGAACAGGTCCCAGACCTTGGAAACGACGTGCGTCATAGGGGCGTGAGCGTCCGATTGAAGGGGGACAAAATCAAGTCAGCGCGTAGCGTGCGCGCTTTTTCTTTGGGTTGTATTTCCCACCCTTGGCGAACAGCGAGGCCGTGCGGATGGCGTATTCGCGCTCACCGGTCCGTGCCAGCAGGTCGGCCAGTTGCCGATCCAGCACCCCGGCGCGCGGGTTGGGCGGTTCGTCAATGGGGTCCTTAATCGTTTTGCGCATAGGCGTGCCTCCGGGATGTCTGACGTTCGGGCCTCAGGCCTTGGGCGAGATAGCGCCACGCATCGGCTGCGTGGCTGGTCCAGTCATGACAAGGGGCATTGGAGAACGTTTTTAGTTTCTCATCCCATCGCTTTTGGTACTGGCGAAGCGCGTTCAAGCCCCTATCCGTGTGTTCCATGTCGAAACGGCAGCGCTGCAGGAGCATGCGGCCCGCGTTGATGCCGTCATCGATGCTGGCCCGGGGCAGCACGCGCAAGGGTTTCACGCCCAAGGACTTGAGCACATCGACGCGCGAGCTTGCGTTATTGCCCCATTCCCGGTCGTCTGCATCGTGGGGCAGGATGTGATAGTCGTAGGTGTAGCCGCGTTCCTTGAGCACGCGGGCGTAATGGTCGGCGCCCACCCCTGAGGATTCGTAGAAATCGATCACATGCACACTCGTGGGGGTCTGCTGGATGAACCAGATGGCCGTGGAATCCCCAACACCCAAGTCCCAGGCCGTGATGACCGGCGCGCGCGGATCGTGCGGCACGTTGGCAATACGGCCTGATGCTTCCAACTGGGCAATCAGCCGGCCGTAATAGCTGCCCGGGATGGCCGCATCCCAGGAACAGAAATACTCCTGGTTGATGATGTTGTCGGCTTCTTCGTCTCCGCGCTCAGAGGCAATCTCGCGCCGCTCGCGCTCGATGTCGGCATCGGACATGGCACCGGTGTCCTTGACGGTGAGCAACTGGCTGAACCAGCCCGGTTCGCTCAAGCCAAGCTTGTATATGCCAAACAGGTGATTGCGGCCGCGGGGCGTGCCGTTGAATAGCGCCCAGCCTTTGTTCTCCATCAGAATCGGGCGGATGAAGCTCCAGGCGTTCGGGTCCGACAGCATGTATTCCGAGTACACGATGCCGTAGGGGCTGGAGCCCACCAGCGCGTTGTAATTGTCTGAGCCCACTACCTGCCAGGTGCTGCCGTTCTTGAAACGGATCAGCATGTCCTGCTCGCGCGTGGTCTCGCGCAGTTCCTTGGGGAATGCCCAGTCGATGCGCCGGATGCCCGTGTGCGGGTCTACCGCGTCCCAGACGGCCTTGCGTGCCTGGTTGGACTGGGGCAGCAGGTGCCAGTACGGCGCCGGCTTCTGGATGGCCTGCGTGGCCGTCCAATGCAATGCCACATCATCCTTGCCGCTGCGTCGATGCCAGACCGCCACCGCCCGCTTGCAGCCTTGCTCCAGCGCCTGCCACAGGGGCATTTGATAGTGGCGCGGGTCCCAGTTATTGGGGAGGAGAATAGCGGACAATGGCAACCTGCAAGGGGCCTTCGTCGGCGCCGGTCAGTTCCGTGCTCGATAGGCTGGGCACGCTCTTGTCGAGCAGGATGCGGGCTGCTGCAATCTGCGTCGGGCTCAGATCCAGCTTTCCAGCCACGTGTCGCGACAGCCGGCGCACTATCATGCTGGCCTGAATCTTTGATCGCACCATGTCCTGATGCCGCGGATTCAAACGCACGCCTGATCTATTTGATTTCACAGCCATTTAGGAACCTGACTACATGCCCACTTTCGACACTGCCCGCCGGGCCTTGGACATGCTGCCAATCTTCGGGTCCGTGGCGGAAAGCTCGGTGGAAGCGCCCATGTACACCATGACTTGCTCCACGATAACAGCAGCCAGTTCATCCTCCCGCCCTGCTGTCAGGCGGTCGACGGCCTCCGTATTGCCATCGGTAGCGGAGACGAAGGAGCGGCAGCGGGTGACAAGCTCTCGTGCGCGGTGAGCCACGAACTTACGGACCATCTCGGTGTGTTTCAAGCATTCCATCCTTTCGTGGCAAGCACGCGCTTAAGGAAGGCCATCGCCTCGCCTTCGTTGACCTGTTCGGGGGTGAACTGCAGCACGGTGAAGCCGGCGAGCGCCGCATCGTTCTGCTTGTGCATGTTGCGGATGATGTCGGTGGGGTGAGAGTGCGCCCCGCCTCCGCGTTTCCAGATACCTCCCTGCACTTCCACGATGAGGCTGTAGGCCGGCCATGCGAAGTCAAACCGCCACACCTTGGGTACTTGGCGCTTCTCGGTCTTGTGGTCAGGGCTTTGGAGTTTGAACTGGCGGATGACTTCGGGGAGTCCGTTCACGCGCACCTGGAAGGCGAAGGTGCTTTCCGCGTCCTTGGGATAGGTTGCGACCAATCTCCGTCCCCGCGAGGGGCGCGTGGCGTTTGGGTAGAACACTAAAGGCTGGAAACGCATCAGGCCCATTTCTTGTGCAACCAGTTCAGCACTTTCTGCTCGCGGTAGGTCAGAAACTCAATCCGCGTGGGCAGGTTTCGATTCCTGATGAGTCGCAAGGTCTTGGCTCGGCGCTTGGCACGCGCCTGGCGCTTTCGTAAGTTCATGTTCGCTGCCTCTTGGATGCCCGCACACCGCCTTCGTTCAGGATCTGGTAGACACGCTGTACTGTGATCAGGTGCTCGGTGGCCAGGTCCTTG